GGAATTAGACTGAAACGCCAAAAGGGAAGATCCTATTAAGTCGATATATATATTTATCTTGACTTTTTAGGATCTTTTGTTATAATTAAACTAATGAAAACAAAAGGGAATAAACTAATTAAGACAACCAGCAGCGGCAAGCCGGGATCGCACGGCGGCAGATCGACTGCGTCCAGCCGGGAGTTATGGGCAAGACGTTTAAAAGAATATCGCCTTTGGAGTATGGGAGTAATAAAGTCAGAAATCGCAGCGCAATTTAATATCACGTCGGCGACAGTCGCAGAAGATCTTAAAGCGATCGCAGCGTTAGAGCCGATCGAAGACGTCAAGGAAAAAATTGACGCAAACCTAAAAGAAGTAATCCGAACGTGTTTTCAAAAAGTCAATCAAGTCGGAATACCAGAAAATGCAAAAGTCGGATATATACACGAAATAAACGAAGCAGCGTCCCGGATCGCGCGCATTCACGGATTAGACCGGGACAATACAAACTTTTATTTAAACCAAAATATCACGAACGTAAGTGGGGAAAATGTTTATGCAAAATGGGACAGCGATAAATTACGAGAAGAGTTTAAAAGACGACGACTTCCTATTAAGCCGGGAAATATCGCGCCGGGCGCGTGAAGATTTTGTATTCTTTTTTGATACAATATTTTCAATTTCCTTGCAGATAATCGAAGGCGAATACGTCAGCGGCTCTTGGCTTAATGATTTATGCGATCGCTTACAGCGGTATAATAAAACTTGCACGCTGGCAGCGCGTAAACACGGTAAGACGACTGTTATAGCCGGTTATGTCGCTTGGCTGATCTTCCGCAGCGATATAGAAAATAAAATGGTTTCGGAATATTTATATATTATGTATTCTGACGAACTGGCTTGCGAGAAAATAAAAAGAATAAAACAATATATACAATGTAATCCTTTCTTTAATCATATCCGGGATTTAAAGCCGACAGCCGAAAGCATAATAGAATATTTAAACGGCGAACATATCGTCAGCGTAAAGCCGGCTGGCGTCCAGTCATTTAAGCGCGGTAAACACCCGGACGGCGTAATATGCGACGATATCCTAAGAGATCCGCAGAAGAAACTGGATCTTACGCAGATCGAGAAAATAACGCAGATCTTTGAAGCAGAAATAACGTCGTTGCCGAAAGAAGGCGGCTTTCTACACGTCGTCGGCACGTCGCAAGACGAAACGGATATTATGTTTAAGTTAAGGACGCTGCCCGGCTGGAATTGGAAGTTATGCCCGGCGATAATAGATCGCAAAAAGAAAATAGTTTTATGGATCGAGAAGTTTCCTTTCGATAGACTGATCGACATAGAATTAAACGAAACAGGAAAAAAGAACTTTCAAAGGGAATACCAGTTGCAGCCGGTCAGATCGGCAGAAGGTTATTTTTCGCACGGCGAGATCGAAGCGCGGATCGATAAGCAGTTAAAAAATTATTCGCCGTATAAAAAAGAAACTGACGACGCATTCGGGGAATGTTTTGCCGGCGCTGATTTAGGGAAGAAACGACACCCTTCACATTTAACCGTTTATGAAGCCGTCCCGGACGACGATATAATTTATTTAATACAAGTCGCGTCGATATGGTTAGACGGCGTCGACTTTAATAATCAGATCGACATATTCAAAGCAGCGATCCGGCGTTTCGGAATAAGCGAAATGTTATGGGATAACACGCGCGGCGAGTTTGAAGGATTTATGGAACGCGGCGAACTGCCGGACGAAATGAAGCCGTTTGTTTTTACAGCCGGCGGAAAAGAAATGATCGCTGCCGAGTTTGATAAGAAAGTCGGAAATAAGACGATCATATTATTAAACGACGAAAGGCAAACGCGATCGATCCTATCAGTCGACGGTAATTTACAGTCGCCGGAAACGGCTGACGGACACGGCGACGCCTTTTGGTCTAACGCGCTGGCTGTCCAAGCATTTATAAATAATAATAACGCTTTATTACTCTAAGGGGGAAAAATGATTATAAATGACGTTATCAATAACACGCGTAGAAGATTATCAGAAATGCTAAACCCGGAATTAAAAGCAAAGCCGTCCGACGTGATAGCCGGCTTCATCAATCCGACAGAAAGCCGATATGGTAAAATGCAACCGACGGATTATCAAGAACAGGTCGAAGCGAACGAAAGTTGGGTATATGCTTGCGTCGCTGCGATCGCAGAAAGTTGCGCGTTGGCGCAGTTAAAATTATATATCGCGCGCGGCGATAAGACGGAAGAAATAAAGGATCATATATTTTTAGACGTTATGTCTAACGTCAATCCTTTTATGAACGCTTTTGAGTTGAGAGAAATAACAGAAACATTTCAGTTGCTTACAGGGAACGCCTATTGGTATTTATCGCTTAATGGCGTCGGCGTCCCGGCGGAAATATGGATCGTCCCGGCACAAGATATGAAGATCGTCCCGGATCCGAATAACTTTATAAAAGGATATATTTACCAGCCAGCCGGATCAACACCGATCGCATTCAGTCCGGAAGAGATCGTTCATTTTAAATATACTAATCCTAATAATATGTTTTATGGAATGTCGCCGCTGATCGCTGCGGCTTATGCCGTTGATACTGATAAATATATGTCGCAATATCAAGCGACGAGTTTTAAGAACGGCGCATTACCAGCCGGGCTGCTGTCGTCGGATCAAGTCATAAGTCAAGCGGAAGCGGATCGTATGCGTCAGCAATGGAAGCAGTTATACGGCGGCACGAATAAAGCCGGTAAAGTCGCGATCCTATCGCGCGGCTTAAAGTTTGAAAATATAACAATGTCGGCGCAAGAAATGTCTTATGTTCAGTCGAAGAATATTAACCGGGACACAATATTAGGAATATTCCGCGTCCCTAAGTCGATCTTAGGGCTGGTCGAAGACGTAAACCGCGCTAATGCGGAAGCGTCGGAATATACTTTTGCGCTGCGAAATATCCAGCCGAAACTAAAACGCTTTCAAGAGAAGATAAACGAAAAAATTATGCCGTTGTATAAACAGTCCGGGACAAATAAACTGTTTGTAGAATTCGGAAGCGTCGTCCCGGCTAACAGGGAATTAGAGATAACAGAAAGGAACGCGCGCCTAAATACCGGATATTCAACCATAAACGAAGAAAGAGAAAATGACGGATTAGAGCCGGTAGAATGGGGAAGCGTCCCGATCTTACCGCTGGCAGTCGCGCCGTTAGGATCAGAACCGGAAGCGCCAGCCGAACAGCCGCCAGCCGCAGCGCCTAAGCCGCCAGCCGAAGAAGAAGCTTCAGCCGCCGAAGCAGCAGCCGCAGAAGCCGAAAAGAACGCGCCAAAAAGAAACGTCGATAAGTATTTCACGCGCGCGCGCGTATTCGCGATCTATAAAGCGCGTTTTGATAGAGAAACCTATAATATGCGTTCGACTATGCAACGACTATTTAGGAAGCAAGAGAAAGAAGTAATGGATAACTTAGATAAATACGCCGGAAAATCTTTTGAGAAAGACGCGTCCCGGACGATCATATTCGACATAAACTTTTGGGAGAAAGAATTCGCAGAAGTCGCCGGCGTAGATATAGACGACGCTTATATTGCTGGCGTAGAACACGGCGCTAAACTAATCGGGATCGCGCCGAGTATAAGACTAACTAATCCAACAGCGGAGTTATGGCTTAAAAATAAAAAGTTTATATTCAGTTTCAATACAAATAAAACAACGCAAGATCAGTTGCGCGCAGAATTAAACGCCGGGCTGACAGCCGGGGAAACTGTCGGACAGTTAAAAGATCGCGTCCAGAACGTATTTAATTTCGCGCAAGAGTTTCGCGCTATGCGTATTGCACGAACGGAAATATCGGACGCAGAAAATAAAGGGATCTTAGATCAATGGAATAAAGAAGGCGGCGTCGAATGGAAGGAATGGTTGCACGGCGGCGGCGGATATACTCCAAGGGAAAATCATATAGCGATGAATGACGAACGCGTAAAAATGTCGGAACGTTTTAGCAACGGCTTACTTTATCCCGGCGATCAGTCGACAGATCAACCCGGAGAAACTATAAATTGCACTTGCACAATGCTTCCGATCATTGAGAAATAAATATGACAGATAAAATTGTAAATTGCGAGTTTATAAAAGATAATGGCGGCTGTAAAAACCCGCAAGTAAAATCGATATTGGGGCGTTATCCGCGCTTATGCGTTTTAATCACAGCAAATAATAATATATGCGAGTTTAAAATCAGCAGAACGCGGAACGCTTTAAAAAACAAAAGGGGGAAAACAAAATGATTATAAAAATATTTAAGGAATACGCAGCGGCAATAAAAAGCGTCGATGAAGAAGAACGATCGATCACGGCGTTAGTATCAACCGGGGAACAGGATCGCGTTGGCGAGTATATTCCGCCGGAAGAATGGAAGTTGATGAATTACGAAAAAAACCCGGTTATATTATGGGCGCATAATTACAGTCAGCCGCCGGTAGCAAAGGCGCTATGGACGAAGACAGATAAAAAAGGTTTAATACAAAAAATACAATTTGCTAAGACTGATTTTGCTAATGATATATTCGAGTTATATAAAGGCGGCTTTTTAAATGCGTTCAGCGTCGGCTTTCAAGCAGATCGGGACAGCGAAGACAGTAAAATATTTAGGAACGCGGAATTGCTGGAAGTTTCTTGCGTCCCTGTCCCTTGTAATGCAAACGCGCTTATGGAACGCGCTGCGTCCGGGCTGATAAAAAGTCAAGAAGGGCTGGCGTTCGTTAAAACTTTTGAGAAAGAAGAAGTAATTAAAACTGATCCGCCGGCAGCAGCCGAGCCGGTAGTAAAAGAAAGCAGTTTTACGCGCGATCTTATGGACGAGTTAAAAAACATAACAGCAGAAAACGAAGTCCTAAAAAAGTCGCTTGATGAATTGTTTAATTTAAAAGAAGGTCGCGTCCTGTCGAAGCGCAACCGGGATCTTATACAGTCAGCAGTCAGCGCATTAAAGGAATTATTGGACGCAACCGATCCGGCGACTGACGACGAAGCAGAAAAAACACTTGACAAAAGCAATAAGTTTGTTATAATATCAGATAAGAAAATAAAAGACGCGCCAGCAGCGCCGGGAATTTCAGCGGAAGATTTAAAGGCGGCAGTAAAAAGCGTAAACGTCGCCGGGATCGTCCGCAGAGAAATTAAGCGAATAAAAGGCGAAGTCGAATAAAAGGGGGAAATACAAAATGGACAGATTAAAAGAGTTAAGGGCAAAAGCAGCAGCCGGCACAATAACCGAAGCAGAAAAAACGGAATTGTCCGGGCTTGAAGCAAAAGAAACAAAGGAAGTTTCTTTAAAAGAAGTTGCTGACGCAGTTTCGGCAGCAGTCGGAACGGCAGTAAAAGAAGCGACGTCCGGGCTGACGGAAGCGATCAGCAAAATGAAAGCGCCGGCAGTAATTAGCGAACGCGGCGAAAAGCAGTCATTTAGGGAAATACTTGTCGGAATAAAGACAGGCGATAAAAGAATAATCGATAAATATAAATTGCAGTCGGCTTCAAAGTTTTACGGCGAAGAAGCAGATAAGAAAATACTTGCCGAAGGCGCTGGCGCAACCGGCGGCTTTTTAGTCCCGGTCGAGCAGTCCACAAAGATAGTAAACCTAATAAAAGAAAATTCGATTATCAGAAACCTTGCCAATATTTATCCTATGATGTCCCGGACAATGACCGTCCCGGTCGTTGCTGGCGGAAATACTGCTTATTGGATTGACGAGAACGGCTTAAAGACTGCGTCAGATCCGACATTCGAGCAGATGACATTAACCGCTTATAAACTTGTAGTAAAGACATTAGTCAGCGACGAGTTGCTTGCAGATAGCAACCCGGCTGTTGATGACGTGTTGATGAATTTATTCGCGCTGGCTATGATACGCGGCGAAGAAACCGCATTTTTACAGGGAACAGGCGGCGCAGGCGATCCAATCACCGGTATTTATAACACAGCCGGAATTTCAACCATTCCTTACAGCGGCGACTTAATGGACGACGCAGCGGATCTTATCGGCGCAGTAGAAGAAGACGAAGGCGCTGACGTTGCAGTTTTACACGCTTTAAGAGAAAAAAGAAAATTAAGGAAAATGAAAGACGACGAAGGAATGTATATTTATCAGCAGCCGTCAGTAAAGGGCTTCCCTTCTACACTTTGGGACGCGAATATTTACGCTGACAAATATATTCCCAGCAATTTAGGCGTTGGCGTAAATGAAAGTTATATGATCGCCGGCGACTTCTCTTACGCATTTATCGGCGACAGGCAAGAAATGGTAATTGACGTAAGCAAAGAAAGATATTTCGAATACGACCAGACTTGCTTCCGCGGCGTAAAAAGAGTTGCATTTAGGATCGCCGACGCGTCGAAGTTTGCAAGGATAACTGGAATAACAATGGCGTAGTTTTAAATTAAACGGTTAGAGTAATGGCTTACCGCGCCGGTATGCGAAACTATTCGACGGCGCGGAAGTCAAATTAAAAAGGGGGAAATAACAAATGAAAACATTTTTTTCGCAGGCAAAAGTCGCTGGCGCTGGATTAGTTTTAGCGCTTCCGGCAAAGACAAATCTTCAAAGGATATTGACTTGGCTTTCTATGACAAACGATAAAGCGTCAACCTATATGTCGTTATGGAGATCGACATTAAGCCGCGCAACCGCTGGCGGCGCAGCCGGACAGAAAGTAATGTTATGCACGCTTACAGCCGGGATCGTATTAAATGACGTAGTTATTATACAGGACGTCGTTGATCCTACAATTTATGAAATACAAACAATGGGCGCAGTCGCAGCGAACGTTAGTTATACATTAGGCGCTAACCTTGTGAACACTTATTCAGCCGGCGCAAAAGTTTACCGCTGCGTAGGAACAGGCGGAACACAGGCAGCCGATTGGGTAATTCCTTGCGGAATAGCGACTGTCGATAAGACAAACGCAACAGCAATATTCGTCGCAGAAAAAGACAGCGCAATATATATGAAATTCGACAGCGCAACAGCGACTTGCGAATATGTCGTAACCGGGATATTGAGATCATAAAATGGTATTAGACTATAAAAAAGTATTCGGAATGACAAAGGAAGAAGGGACGGCGCAAGCCGTCCTTTCTTTAAAAGAAGAAGACGCCGTCGACAGTAAAACAGAAGCAGCGGCAGAAGCAAGGGGGAATACTAAAATGGAAAAACAATACCGTTCAACCATCGATAATCTTGTAGAGAAAGGCGCAAGACATTTAAAAGGGGAAATATTAAAAGTAGAAGTTGACGACGCGCGCGCGCAAGCGCTTATGAACGCCGGTTATATTGAAGAAGTCGGATCAGTCGCAGCGCAGCCGGTAGAAAAAGAAATTGAAGCGCCGATTAAAAAAGTAATAACCGGGGAAGACACAGATAAAAAAGACGCAACCGGGATCGCGGCAAAGATATTAGGTAAAAAGAAAGCCAAGAAATAACAGGGGGAATTATGGGCTTAAATGCTAATGCGATCGTAAGCGTTGCTGGCTGCAAATCTATGATTAAACTGTTAGGGACGGCTGACGACGCTATTGTAGAAAATCTAATAAACGGAACGTCGCAAATGTTTGAAAGTTATTGCGCGCAGAAGTTTATAAACCAAAATCTTACCGAAGTTTATGACGGATCGGGGGAAGATATACTGATCGTCGAAAATAGCCCGATAAATACGCTTACAGAAGTCCAATTTTATTTTGATGACACGCCGGAAATAATGACGCTAACCGATTTTAAAATCAATTCAAAAGCCGGGCTGATCCGGTATATAAACGGAATATTCGCGCCGGGCTTTCAGAATATACAAGTAAAATATGCTTGCGGTTATGGCGCAGCGATCGCTAATATGCCGGCGGATCTTCAATTAGCGGCTTTTTTACAGATCGAGTTTATTTATAAAAGAGATAACGCAGATTTTTCACAGACATTACGCGACGGCGTTATCCTGTCAGATCCAAAAAAGTTTTTATCGTCCGACGTTATTTCTATGCTTACACCGTATATGAAAATAAGATTTTAAAAAGGAAAAGAAATGCCGATTAACAAAATTAAATTAAATATCCCGGACGCCGCTAAACCTTTATTAAAAGATCCGACTTCGACAGTTTATTCTGCGTTTCAACGCGCGCTGCTAAACGTCGGACGTAAGATACAAGAGAACGTCAAAAGAAACATTGTGCCGGGCTGGAATATGGGACACCAAACACGGCTTCCGTTATTTCACGGATCAGCCGGCTTATCCGGGACGATCGTTTATCAATTAACCGGGCTTAGATTACAGATAGGACATAACCGGATCTATGGCGATATACAAGAATACGGCGGAATAATACGTCCTAAAAAAGCAAAGGCGCTATTTATACCAATGTCGATAAAAGGACAAAAGACAGGCGCGCGTAAAGGCGGATCGGATCTTGAATATGGAACAGATTTTATATTTAAGCAGCAAGTCGAGATAAAGCCAAAGAGATATTTTGAACGCGGAATGGAAGCGTCCATTGATAGCATAATGTCGACACTTGAAACTATGTTAAATAAGATCGGGGGAACGGCTGGCTTACAATGAAAATACTTTACAGCAAAAATAAAGATCTTTACGGTTATTTTAAGATCGTCGCTATTAAGCCGGACGATTTTATTTTTGGATCGGAAGAATTGAACGAAAATAATTTTGGTATTTTAAACGCTGACATAACAGAAGCAAAAACAAAAGCGTGGTCGAAGAATAATAAATACTGCGTAAATAATGCAGAAGCAGCGATCATTATTACACCGGTAGAATATCAATTAGCAGATCCCGAAGCGATCCCGGCTTTTAATGTCCCGGATCTTCCCGAAAGGTTAGCGCCAAAGGCGGATAAATGATAAGAGAAGTCGGAAGCGGAAAGCCGTTTGCTACAATATCGGCAGCGATCGCGGATCTTGAAGCGGCTGTCGGATCGACACCGTTCACGGAAACGCAAACAATACGCGTATATAATGGATCATATACGGAAACGCCAATGTCGCAAAATGTATTAAAGCCAACTGCGACTTATAGACTTGTAATAGAAGCCGCCGCCGGAAATAGTCCGATATTAGACGGTCAAAATATTACGACTTATGGATTTTATTTTTACGAAACCGACTATTTAACAATAAAAGGATTTGAAATAAAAAACTTCGCTTCCGCATTTTCAACGTATATTTATAATTGCGATTATGTAATTTTTGAAAATTTAATTGTTCACGATTGCGCAAGCGGTTATGGAATATATTTTATTTATGCTTCAAAATATGGAATTATAAAAAATAATGTTGTTTATAATTGTTATGCGCCGTTGTCATTGGGGGAAAATTGCGAAGCATTTAATAACAATATTTATAATTCTAATAATGGAATTGGTTGTCGAAATAATGATATTGTTCACAACAATATTGTTCACGATATAACGTTTGGAATTGTTGTAAATGTCGCGGCAAATTGTAAAATATATAATAATAAAGTTTATAATGTAAATTATGGCGTTTCTTCCTATGGTTATGGCGGCGCTGATAATGCGGAAATTCACGACAACGAATTATACAATGGAACAGTCGCTTTAATTTTAGTCGGCGGCAACAATATGAAGATTTATAATAATTATGTATATGACAATCCATATTATATTGGTATTGACATAACCGGAAACAATAATTTGATTTACAATAATTTAATAAAAAATATCGGATATGTTTCTTTAAGCATTTCAAACGGAAGCGGCAACCGGACTTATAATAATACTATATATGGCGCGGGCTGGCTTGTTTCAATGACGTCCTTGACCGGCGCAAATTATTTAACTAATAATATTTTATTTGAAGCCGGCGGCGGCGGTTGTATTTTTACTGTCCCGGCTGACGTCGGATATATAAAATCAGATAGAAATTGTTTATATAAGACTGCTGGATATATTGCTTACATTTGGAATACAATTCCTTGCGCGACGTTAGCAATTTGGCAAGCGAACAGCGGTCAAGATCTTACTTCTATAAGCGCAGATCCTTTATTCGTGAACGCTGGCGGCGTCCTTGCGACTGATTATAAACTACAAAACGCGTCGCCTTGTATAGCGGCTGGCGTCGATCTATCGGCTTATTTTACTTACGACTTTTTAAATTATACGCGTCATTTTTGGGAATATGGCGCTTATTATTGGTTAGCGATCCCGGTTATTACTAATCAGTTTTTAAGCAATTATGCGCCGACACAGGAAAAAATGCTAACGGCAGAAATGGACATTACCGGGCGTCCGGCGGAACAGGTCGTCATAATAAACGATCACGCTTTCGCTTTAACGCTGGTTTCGGGAATACATTACCGCGCTATTATTTGGGCTTATCAAATCGGCTTATGCACAGGACAAACGGCAAAGTTTATAGCGATAAATGACGTCGGCGGATCGGACGAATTCGCGCCGTCGACGATAACGGTTTCAGCAAACGGTAATTATGACATAGCGCTTATAGAAACTGCGATCGTCAATTTACTAACGCTTTACTGTCCGGGATTAAAGACGATATTAAATTACGAGCCGAAACTAATACCGGAATTACCGGCGCTTACGCTATGGTATGACGGCTTCGATCAAACACAAACAGAAGCGGTTAGTTATACGGTCAATCATAAATGGCTTATGCGTCTTTATGTCCGGCTGTTAGACGCAAAGACAGCACAGGACGACGTAAAGGCGCTGTCAAAAAGTATATTATCGGCGTTTAAGTCGGATCTTAATTTATCAAATACAGTATTAAAGGAAACAATACCGTCCGGGATCGTAAGCGCTGTCTTAGATCAGAATAACACAGTTTTAATTGTAGAGTTTAATTTAACTACTATGACGGAAGAAGATTAAAGGGGGAATTATGACAAAGAAATATATTGACAAAGAAAAAAAACAGGATATAATTGATATAGACAAGCCGGCAGTCGATAAAAAATATATCGGCGCTGAATGGACAGGCGCAGAATTATTTACGGCTGAATTCGGCTTGTTAGAAAAAGGAAAAATCTATCCGCTTTCGGAAGATCGAGCAAAAGTTAGCAACGGCTTTAAGCCGATCTATGAAAGCAAAAAATTAAAGGGGGAATAAAAATATGCCGCCAATTTTATCGACAAATGGTTATATCGGAGTAGGAAAGCAAACAACATTCGGAACGCCGGTTGCTCCAACAGCCGGGCTTTTTATTAAGTATTTATCCGAAGGTTTAGTAAATGAACAGGAAGATTTAAAAGCAGCAGAAGGCGGCTTCGGTCGCTATACAATCGAAGCGTATAAGTCGACGCATAAAGTCAGCGGCGACGTTTCTTTCTATGCGCGCCCGGACGTGTTAGGTTTCTTTTTAAATATGCTTATGGGAAAAGATACTTACGTTGCAGCGGTCGGCGGCGTTTCGCCAGCACAGCACACAATAGAAGTAGCAACACCGCATTTCTTTACGCTGGAACGCGGAATAGATCCGGCGACGCCAACAATAGTAGAACGCTTTCAAGATCTTCACGTCAGCGATTTAACTATTGAAGGCGAAAGCAGCCAGCCGATAAAATGCACGGCTTCGCTGATCGGGACGAAAGGCGTCGTTCAAGTCGCAGCGTCAACGCCGACTTATGAAGCAAACGATCCGATTATGTTTTTTGATACGCCGACTTATACAGTCGACGGCGGCGGAACGGTAGAAATATCAAAGTTTTCTTTTAAGATATCTAATAATTTTGATATATGGTTTGGGACGACTATTACGCCGGCAGAAATAATTGAAAAATTGCTGACAATAGAAGTCAATTTTACGTTAAAGTTTTTAAATGCAACGCATTATAAGAAAGTTTATTATAATGCCGGAACGGCGATCGTCGATACAATCGCCGACGGATCTTTCCGCGTTCAAGCCGGATATGGCGCGCTTGACGCAATAAGATCGCTGGACATAAACTTAAAGCATATTAAACATATAGGCGCGCCGGTAAACTTGTCCGGGGAAGCAAGTCCAATAATGCAAGAATGCGTCGGATATGCAATTAAGCCGGGCGCAGATAATTTATTAGACGTCGTCATAAAGAATTCGTTCGCGGCTGATTACGACGTATAACAGGGGGAAATTATGTCCGAAAAAGAAGGCAAAATTAAAATAATTGATCTTGACGCGTTCGTCCCGGAAGATAGGGAAGTAGTAATAAATAAAATAACCTATAAGGTAAAAGGGGACGCGTCAGTTAAGACGACTTTAAAACTTTTAAAAAGCGCGGAAGTTTGGCAGAAGTCGCCGGCTTCACCGGAAAGCATTGACGCGCTGATTACGTCGATCCAAGCGTTTTTCATTACGCCGATCAGTAAAGAAGTTTTAGAAAATCTTGACGTCAGCGATCAATTACCTAAATTAGTCGCCTTTCTTTACGGACAGGAATTAAAAGACGATAAAGGAAAAAACGTGGGAAGCCAGCCGGAAACGAAATAATCCGGCTGGCAGATCTTTTTGGCGTTTTGCTTATGCGTCTTAATTTCTCTCACAGGGAAATAATGGAATTACCGTTCGTCACATTTTTAGTTTATCAAGAGTTATTAACTAATATGTATAAAAAAGAAGATCCGGAAATAAACAAATGGCGCGCGAACGCTGAACAATGGCGTAAAAAAAAGATAAAAGGATAAAATAAAATGGCGCAACAAAAATGGGTTTTAGTTATAGACGGCGATAGCACAGGCGCGCAAGGCGCGGTTGAAGGCGTAAGCGCAAAGACTATCGCTATGGGTAATATTATGTCCGACATAGCCAAAGGCGCAGCGCAAGCGCTGGCGTCGGCGTTCGGATCTTTGGTAAATGAGTTAGGACGATCTATAAGCGCAGCAGCAGAAGCGCAGAAAAATCAAATGACGCTGGCGGCTGCTATGCAACAAGCCGGGACGTTTACGCAAGCCGCTTTTAAAGCAAACTTAGATTATGCAAGCGCATTACAAAAAGTTTCTATTTATGGCGACGATGAAATAAATGTCGTTCAAAAGTTATTAAGTAATTTTGGACTTGAAGGCGAAGCATTAAATAAAGCGACGAAAGCAACGCTGGATCTTGCCGCAGCAAAAGGAATGGACTTAGCCAGCGCCGGCGACGTAGTAGCAAAATCAATAGGGACGTCGTCTAACGCGTTAAAAAGATATGGAATTGACGTAGAAGAAAGCGCGACGAAAACAGAACGCGCAACGCAAGTCGTAGAAGGGATTACAAAACTATTCGGCGGATCAGCCGCAGCACAAACGCAGTCATTTTCCGGGCGCTTAAAACAATTAGGTAATGTATATAATGACTTACAGGAAGAAGTCGGCGCAGTCATTACAAATAATAAAGGATTACAGCAGATATTTTCTATTTTGGTAAAGGTAATTGAAGACGCTACAAAATGGGTAAGCGAACATAAAGAAATGTTAGCCGGGCTGGTAAAAGACGGAATTATTTTCGTAATAAACGCCGTCGGAATGTTAGTTCAAGCGGTTTCGTTTATGTCGGATATATGGACAAACGCCGGGAATGTTTTATTAAAAGTTTTTGGCGGTATTATATCCGGGATAATTGAAATTGTAAAAGCAATATCTATTGTATACGCGCCGGCGCGCGCGTGGGTAAAATCACTTGAAGAAATGAAAGTAGCAACAGAAGAAGAAGTAGAAGCCGGGAATAAGTCACGCGACGAAAGGAAAGCGTTTTTTAATACTTTAATCGCCGGGATAAATAACGTAAAGACAAGCGTAAAAGACATCAAAGTTGTTTATGAAGAAACTGCTTCGGCTGTCGACACTTTTGAAGGATCAGTAGAAGGCGCAACAGAAACAGCAGCAGCGACGACAGAAGAATTGCTGGCGCTGGCGCGCGGTTATACAGAAGCAGAATTAAAAATATTTCAAGATAATAAAGCGGCTATGGCGTTATTGTTAGAAGAAGGTAAAATAACACAGGACGAATATTATAATTATCTATCAACAGCCGGAAAAAAGTTTAACGACACGGACGCAAAACAAATGGAAGATCGTAAAAAGAACGTTCAGTCGACTAACGCAGCGATCCAGCAAATATCAAACGCAGCCGCGCAGTCGTATTTATCCGGGCAGAAATCATTCGGGACGGCGCTTGAAGACGCGGCAAAAGCAAGCGCGCGCGCGATCATAGATACTGAAATTGATAAAGCAATACAGTCGATCGGTATAACAGAAGCGCTTGAAACCGGGAAAGCAGCGTTAGGCGGCTTCCTATCCTTTGGCGCGACTTTATTGCTTATACCGCTTATAGCGGCTGCCGGCGCTGCGGCAAAGGCAGTTATTCACGGAATAGTCGGCTTCGCTGACGGCGGAATTGTAGGCGCTGGCGGAACGAAACTTCCTTTGCCGTCTTTTGCTTCTGCCGGATCGGGCGCGCCGGCGCTGGTTATGGCGCACGCCGGGGAAGCGATAGGAACACCGGCGACGTTAGCGGCTGCCGGGATCGGCGGAATGGTAATTAACGTAAATATTGCCGGGGGAATAGCAAGCGATCTTGACGCTGATTTAATAGGCGAAAGGATTGGCGCAGCCGTTCAAAATCGCGTAAGGGGAACAATATAATGTCGATAATACTAACTGACACATTAGCAGCAACTAAAACGCTGGACGCTAACTTTAAAATAAAATCATTTTCGTTTAAAAAAAGAAACACAATGTTATCGCTGGCTTACCGGGACGGCGCAAGATCCGTCGGCGATTGCAAAGTAGATCCGCGCATTATAAGCATTGAAGGAATAATACGCGGCGCGTCGACAGCGGCTTATGAAACCGCAATTCAAGATTATTTTGTTTGGCTTAATAAATTGGATCTAAAACTTTCTTGGACGTCCGGGAAATATATAAATGTCCGACAGATTACGGATGTAGAACAGCAATTCGTTGACGGCGGCTTTCTCAGATTAACGCATTTAAAGTTTAATTGTCTTTGTGAAGATCCTTTTATTTATTATGACACGCTGACGACTGATACAAAAGTTATCGCGGCAAGTCCGACGACTTGGGTTATTGCTAACGCCGGGCTTTATGAAGTATTTCCGGTAATAGAAATAACTAACGCTGCGAATAATCCGACATTATCGATAGAAAACACAACAGACAATTCAAGATTATGTAGTTATATTGACGCAAACTTTTTAAATACAAACGTTCTGACGATTGATAACTTGGAAGGGACAGTAGAAAGGGGAACGACAAATACAATAGATTTATTTACCGGATCATTTTTGCGGCTGCTTCCGGGGAATAATACAATAAAATACACCGGCGCAAATTGCACAATGATAACAAAGTGGTATAAAAAGGAATTGTAAAATGGGACGCAGAAAATCGCCGCATTATAAAATAATGTTTTACGATAAAAACGGTTTAAAGATTGGCGAATTAACTAACGAAACGACGCAACGTTATATAAATAAGTTTGATTTTGAATTAAACGAAACCGGCTGCGGATCATTTAACCTTGTTTTAACCGCGCTTCCGTCCTTTGAAATATTAAGAAATGATATAATCGTTATTTATTTAATGGACACGGCGACGCCTTGGTATTCCGGTTATATTCAGAAAATACCGGAAAGCGGAAGAACGGATAATATTTATTTATTTTCCGGTTATGGTTTTTTAGCGGAATTAGATACGATCGTAGCAAATAAAAGTTATTTAGCAACGGAATTAAGCGTTATCGCGACGGATCTATTAGACACATATATTACGCCAAAAACAAGAGTAATTAAAAACGTGGCTAAGATCAGCGCGACGACTTACACAGCAACGGAAATGATATTCGATTATACAAAAGCGAAAAAAGCGATCTTTGATTTAGTCGCAGCCGGGGAAACGTGGATCGCTGGCGTCGATGAAGTCCGGGAGTTTTTTTTCCGCGCGCGCGATCCTAACGTTCAAGTCGCAGCGGTTAAAGCAGTCGAAAAACATATTGATAATTTCTTACCAAAGGAAGACGTCGCCGGGATCGTCAACAGATATTACGTTAAAGGCGGCGCGATCGCTGGCGGATCTAATTATATAACAACGGTCGAGAATTTAGTTTCGCAGGCGCTTTATGGGCTGCGAGAAGATATAATTACAATACCAACTACAAATAACATAGCGGACGCAACACAATGGGCAACCGGGATATTAAACCAAAAAAAAGATCCGATCATAACGGCAACTATTTCAAATATAGATATAACTTTTTTAGGCGAGAAAATAGAAGCAAAAGGTAAAGCAAGAATTATGTTAAAGGCGGTTTAAATGGCGGCGACTATTGATAAATACATAACGACAAAGTCAGATTTTGACGCCGGGATCATTAAGTTTATTATGACACCGGATTGGCAAGACGGCGCTATAACGATGAAGCAAGATCGAACTGACGATAAACTTGTAAGCACAATTTTACACGCGACATTTTTCGGAACGTCAACAATAATTGAAGGCGCTATGTTTATTAATTCTAAAATAGAAATAATAAGAAATCATTTCAACGGAAATGGCGCGTATATTGAAAGCGATATTTTACCTTCTGAATATGAAATAAAATTAAATTTTAAATCTACAATAAAAGAGTCTAATCCTTTATCTTGTATTGCTGGAATAGGTAAATTCGCGTATAATCCAAAAATATGTTTTCATATAACACTTGCAGGAAATTATGTAATATTTTATTTCGATGCAGGAATAGGCGCATTAAAATATTGGAATGGCGCAGCGTGGGGGGGTTATACACATTGCGGCGCGGCGTCCGCGAATGGCGGCGTATGCAAAATAATAAAAGACGCAACAAATTATACTCTTGAATTATATGAAGCCGGCGTTTTATTTACAAGCGCGCCGATAGCAATAGCAAATGTAAATAATAATACAGTGCAAGATCATTTTATGAGCGGCGATACTTGGTTCGGTTTAGATTGTTATTATCAATTTACAATATGGGATATTTACGGAATATATATAGATCGATATGCGGAAAAGCCGGGCGCGTTTTCTGCAATATTAGATTTAGGTAGTCGTCCGATTATACCGGGATCTTATGTAGAAGTTTATAATCAAAATTATTGGGACGAAGAATTGCCGCAAGAAAAAATTAACGCCGGGATCTATTTACGCGACGCAGCGGCAAGGACATATATTTCACAAGGTTTCAAATTAACAAAAGACGGAATTGTCGATAAAATACGACTTCATTTATACGAAGTCGGCGCGATCACAGCCGGTAAAAAAGTTTGGATTGAAATATGGACGGACGACGGCGCCGGAAAACCAAATGCAATAATAAGCGGTTATACTTCAAGTTTAGTCGAAGCAACAACAATAATGTCCGGAAAGACAGAATACACTTATACGGAATTTAGTTTTTCGTCAGCGACGATACCATTAACTAATAATACGCAATATCACTTTGTAGTAAAAGCCGATTATGCAATAAATGGAACGGATTATCTTTATGTCGGCGAAGAATATGTCGGCAGTTATGCGAAAGGCGTCGAAGGTAATTGGAGCGGCGCGGCGTGGACAATGCGCGCCGGATATGATTTAATATTCGGAATAAAATTAGTAGAAACGCAACTAATAACAAGAAAAATTAGTTATGCTAATACCGCAGATTATAAAACATTAAACAGTAAAGCAGATTTTGAAGGAAATAATGAAGTCCAAAGTCAGATCGACACGGCGACGGAAGCCGGCGCTGTATTGCTTGCGATAAACGCCGCGCCTTTTTATCACGCGTCCGGGTATATACAGAACGACATTGATTTAGGCGTCGTCCCGGCTTATTTTTGCACGTTTAGCGCTGATTATTATTTACAACAAACCAGCACAACTTTAACTTTTAAGGTCGCGACAAGCGACGATAATATTGCTTGGACAGGATTTACAACGCTAACTATGACACAAGGTTATTCGGATCTTACTGCATTGGGAAAGCATAGATATTGGCGCGTTAAGATTGAATTCGCAACAACGGACGCATATTATACGGCAAAACTTTATTCTTGGACGATAGATTTTTTTCCGCCGCTTGCGAGTTTTTCAACGCGCGATAAAATACAAGCATATAGATATTTAAAATTATATTGGGAATTCGAAAGTAATAATCCTTTAACGTCAATAGAATTGACGGAAATATTTTTATCTTTTTTAATAGCGTATGAGTTATATATAAAGCGCGTTAAATATAAAATCAGCGCGTCCGGGATAACTGCCGATATGGAATTATCGTCGCAGTAAGGAATAAAAATGACATTAGAAGAAATAGTAATTGAACAACACAAAAAAATAGAAACGCTTGAATTACTGATCGCTGCTAATTTAAAAAAGATAGCAAAAAGCGGCGCAGGCGCGCCGACGCTTATTGTCCCGGCTTTTATAGGACAGATTTATATTGATACCGGGACGCAAGACGTTTACGGCGCTTATGGCGTTGCGGTAGGAAATTGGAAAAAAACTACTTAATGAAAAGGGGAAAAACTACAATGGCAAATGGCTTCGCGAAAGTAAAAGATATAAATGATGGGACGATAGCAAAATGCGCTATACACGAAAAAGATATACAATTAAATAAAGATAACTTAAATGGTTTTAGTTCAAAGATAGATAAAAAAATTGCGTTGATATTGCGCTGGCTTATAGCAGCGGCTTTATTGCTTGGTATAGATTTAGGCAGTAAAGCAATACCGTATATAATAAAATTTATTATTGGTTAGGGGGAAATATGTTTAAAGCAAAAATAATGTCATTCGGGGATAGATTATTAAGCACAAAACTAATGTTCTGCGCTATCGTATGGACGGCGGCGAATATATGGCTTGTAATGAAAAATATTGACGGTAGTATTTACAGGGATATAACCGGAATATGCGTTGCAGGAGTTTTAGGCGCAAGTTGGATAGATAAAAAAACAGGAAAAAGCAAAGACTTATTAGATCCTGTCCCGGACGGTAAATAATGACAAAACAAAAGACACTAATAAAAAACGAATGTTTAAAAGGATATGATAAAGACTTCAATTCAAATCATTTCTTTTTTACGCAAAATTGTTTTTTAAAGGATTATAAAATTGATAATTTTATGCCGGGAAATATTATCAATTCTTTCTGCGCGCAGTATGATATAAACCAAAGAATAATAATGATAACGCTTCAAAGGGAACAGGGCTTAATTAGTAAAAAAAGCGTCGACGAAGTAAAAGAATATACGCGTCCAAATGGCGAAAAGATTTATCCGTTAAATTGGGCTTGCGGCTGCGGCGTCCCGGATAGCATAGCGTCGATAAAAAAATATCAAGGTTTCGTAAACCAGATAAAAGGCGCTGCCGCGACTTATCGCTTTTGGTATGACGCATATAAGCCGGGCGTTATAAATGAGTTATTAGATAAAGAAATGAAACAATGCGAGCCGGAAACCGCGATCACTTACGCGCTTTTAAAATATACGCCGCATATAGACGTTCTTACATTTAACGAAAGATTATGCCTTCAATACTTCAAGGAATATATCAATTAAAACAAAAACAAAAAAACCTATGAAAATAAAAATATTTTTAATGACATTATTATTTATAACAGTCGCCGCAAGTCAAGCCGACGCGCCGCTATATGATACAATGGAAGAGATGAGAATGCGCCTTTTAAATATCACAAAAGAAAATATTAAATTACGCGTTGAAGTAAGGACGTGGAAGGAAGTCGCCGCGTCGTCCATAGAAGAAAACCGGTTGCACGTCGTCAGTAATGAGATTATTCAATACTTCAGAAATGCCGGTTATTCAGATCCTAATAATCCTTACGCGCGCGATCCGGCGCATTTACAGAAGATATATAAATACGCATTAAAATATAAGTCGCTGCTGACAGCAGAAGCGGCGGAAGTATGCAAAAAAGGGCAGATTGTCCCGGAAGTATTTACAATGGTATGGATCGCACAAGAAACGCATTATAATCCAACAGTCGAATGTCATAATAAAGACGAAACCGGGCGCGTAATTTCAATAGATCGCAATTTAACGCAGATAAACAGCGGTTCAAAATACGATGAAAAAACAAAAAAATGGGATTATTCAACGGAAGCGTGGGATTATGGCTTCTCTAAACTACCGGATCACTTAAAAAACAAGAAATGTAATGTTTATACTGACGAAGAAATCGGCGTCGCTATGTTTTTTATATGGATAAATGAACGCGTCCGCTGCAAAAAGGCGTTCGCTTATTCGTCTTGGGGCTGGACGCTATACGCTAATATAAACCGGGCGCTTGAAAAATACAAAAATGACGTTTCAATGGAGTTATAGACTATGGTAAAACATCAAGGAAACAGGTCGCGGCTGGAAGATAAACAGCCGGGACGTATAAAGACGCGTCCGGGCAAAAATTATGCGTTAAACGCAAACGTCGAAAGGATTTTACAGTCAAAAAACGACATAATCATTATGGGCTTGGATATTTCGTCTAATTCGTCCGGCTGGTCGGTAATGGACGCCAGCGGAAAACTAATCGCTTACGGCGTAATAAAGCCGTCCGGGATCGTCCCGGATCGACTGCGGCAAACGCGGAATGAGTTATCCGGGATCTTAAATAAATACCAGCCGACGTTATGCGCTATTGAAGATATGATCGCTTTAAAATTCGCCGGCGTAGCAAAACTATTAAACTATTTTAACGGCGTAGTTTATTTAACGTGTTTTGATTATAACGGAAATGACGTCGTCTTTATAGCGTCCAGCGCGATGAAAGCAGCGATCGGCGTTAATCCGCGCGCATTAAAAAAAGAAGGTTATGACAGATCCGGGATAAAGGAAATAATCTATAATAAAATATGTCAGTTATACGGAATAAAGATCCCGGACGATAGCGTTGATTATAAATACCGGCACGACATAGCGGACGCGATCTTATGCGCGCATAAACTGCTTATAGATCTAAAAGGGGAAAATAAAAATGGATAAAATAAAGATAATAATAATTGCCGTTATATGTTTTGTCATAGGTTATTTAATACCAAAAGCGCCGGACGTCAGCGTTATTCACGATAAAGTTTTTATAAACACAAAGACAACCGGGACGACGTTTATTACGATAAAAGCAACAGCAGCGATCACAGGCGCAACAGGCGCGACGATAAAACCAAACGGCGAAACGATCGTCAGCGGATCTAATCTAAGTATAAACACTTCGTCCGAAACGTCGACAAAAACAATTACATTAGTAGAAACGCAGTATAAAGAAATATTTAGCGAGAAAAAAATATATCAAACTGCCGGGATCGGAATTGCTTTTAATCCTTTTAATGCTTTAAATGAATTCGGCGCTGGCGGCAGCGTCATTATATCAAATGTTCAAATAAACGCTATGATAATTCAAAAAGATTTATTTAAAGAAATAAAAGGGATCGCATTTATACAATTACTGTTTTAATCCTATCAAATAAAGCCGGCGCGTCGGCAAGATCTTATTTTAACTTTTTGATAAAATCTTGAAAAAAGCCGGCTTCCTACCTTAAAATAAAAAAAATCTTTTATAAAGCAGATCCAGCGTTCACATATAAATAGTATATTAAAGGCGTTTAAACGCTATCCTTTCGACACCGAAAAACGACTGAAATAGTCATTTTTCGCTGGACAGATCCTTTATTTTGTGATATACTTATTGCAGATCGGCGGAGAAGATCCGCAAAAGAGAAAGAAAGTTGGGGGAAAAATGACGGTAAAAGAAAGCGAAGAAATGACGGAAAGATTTTTAAACGTCCCGGCAGCAGAAAGACAGATCATAGAAAATTGTAAAGAAGGTTTAAAAATAATGAACGAAAGGGGGAATAAATGAAAAAACATATATGCAAGGACACAGCGCACGCGGTAAAATTGGTAAAGGAAAGTATAAAAAAAGTAGAAACGATAATCGAGTATAACAACAGGATCGATAAAAGATTTAAAGACGACGAAGGTTATTGCGGCTATGAGAAGAATAAAAGATTATTAGACGCGCTGGAAGTAGTAAAAATAGAATTGGAATTAGAGCGCGACGTATGGCAAGCGACTGCCGAACAGGACGCGAATTATGAAAAAATGTTTGCAGCAATAGAGAAAGACAGATCCGGGAAAAAAGACGAAGACAGATATTTAAAACCCGGCGAAAGTATGACGCTTAACGTAAAAAAATTAAGATAAAAAAATTGCCGAGCCGCGACGGCTTATCGCGGCAAGGGGGAAAATATGAAAACAGCAAAAAAAGAAATGAAAGGGCTTGAAAGATACCTAACCGGGATCGGCTTTGACAAAGTAAAATGGATACCGCTTGCGATAAAAGAAGTCGAGATAAACGGCGAATGGATCAGCGGAAAATTGTTTTTCGATGGACTGCAAGGGACTTGCATTATGTCCAAAGAAGCAGCACAGATAAAAAACTTTTGGGACGTTTTAAAGTTTTTCCCAGAAGTAAAAAAAGTTTCATTTACTATGATCACCGAGTTTGGACAGTTTCATAACGGCGTCGACTTTGGGATCGACGAAATTTAGTCTTTACGGCTGCGCCGGTCGTCCCGGCGCAGAAGCAAAGATTAAATAAGTTTCCGGTAAACTATAAACCGGGGGAAACAAATAGGGGGAAAGTATGAACGGATCAAGAAACGTAATGACGCTGGACGCAGTAAGAGAAGTCGCGCCGTCAGTATTCGCGGCGGATAAGCACGAAAGCAGATCGGATAAATACGAACGCTTTCCGACTGTCGACATAATAAACTTGCTTGGCAAAGAACGCTGGCTGCCGGTAAGCGCGCACGAACAGAACGTCCGGGACGATAGCCGACAGGGCTTTCAGCAGCACGTCATAAAGTTTTGGCACGAAAAAACTGTCGCGACTTATGCCGGCGGATCTTTAAAGGACATTTTTGAATTGGTATTGTCCAATTCAAATGACGGCACGTCGTCATATAATATGACAGCCGGGATTTACCGGCTTGTTTGCAGCAACGGCTTAGTCGTCGGATCGACGCGCTATTCTGTAAAAGTAAAACATATAGGTAATTCGCCGCGCGACGTTTTAAATGCGTCAATGCAGATCGCACAGGAAAGCGGAAATGTAATAAAGCAAGTCGACAGATTTAAAGGGATAAACTTAGAGCCGGCAGAAAGGCAGATTTTGGCAGAAGGCGCTATGGATATAAGATTTAATAACGGCGGCGATTTAGACGCAGATAAAGACAACGCAGAAGCAGAAGCCGGCGCGCCGGTTAAAACACGCTTTAAAGCCGCTGATCTTTTAATACCGCGTCGCAAGGTCGACGCTGACGCAAAGGATCTATGGACGACATATAACGTAATACAGGAAAACTTGATAAAAGGAAGCCGCTGGCAGTTATCGACAAATAAAGGTTATAAGAAAATGCGCGCGGTAAATGGGATCGGACAGGATCTTAAATTGAATAAAGCGCTTTGGTCGCTTACCGAGAAAATGGCAGAATTAAAAAAGCAGTAAGTTTCTGTCCTTACCGCGCTGGTTATGAGCCGGCGCGGATAAGCATAGAAGCAAAATCTTAATAAATAAAAGGGGGAAAATATGAAGATATTTAAGAAAGGTAAAAGACGGCTGGTAATGTCCGGGATCATACGCAAAGGCAAAGTAGAAACGCGCGCCTTTAAATATGACGTTTCTTTTATCGCTGACGCGCAGCGCCGCCAAGAAAGGCAAGTCGCGCAGATCCACGCCGACAGGTTTTAAGATCATTTTTCTATTGACACGGTATTAAAAAAAGAGTAAAATAAGAGTAATAAAAGGGGGAAACGATATGGAAAGCACTCTAACCGGTATAGATCCAAAAGCAGCAGAAGTAATAAAAGAAAGCGCCGCCGAGTTTAGTAAAGCCAATATAATAAATTCGATCGTCGCAGTAAAAACGGCAGCAGATCTAAATATCGCGATCGAGTTTTTAAGCGGCTTAAAAGCGTATTACAAGGCGAAAGAAGATAAGCGCAAGGAAATAGTCGATCCGATAAAGAAGTCGGTAAAACTGATCGACGCCGAATTCAAAAAGATAACCGATAAAATATTGTCGGCTATCGATTTACAGAACGGCGAAATAATGAAATACCGCGCAAAAGAAGCCGCAAGGATCGCAGCAGAAAACGCAAAGACGCTGGCTAAGATCGCAGCCGAACAGGCAAAAGTTGACGCCGCTTTCAAAAAGGAAATGAAAGGGACGCGCGGCGACGAAAGGATCATATTACAGGCGCAAAAGGAAAGCGCCGTCGCAGCAGTCGCAGAAACAAAGACGATCAAGACGCAAGAAACGTCGATCGCCGGGACGTCCTTTCGTAAAATAGTCGATAACGACAAAATAAGAAGCGCTATCGCAAGCACAAATGGCAAAATAGTAATACCGGGAATTCGCGCAATAATCGTTTGGGATTTTGAAATATTAGACGCGAAAGCAATACCGGAAGAATACAAAAAAGAAATAAGCGCAACACGTCTTTAAAATCTATGGCGCGGCTGTTTAAGATCAGCAGCCGCGCCAAAATAAAGGGGGAAAAAATGGTAAAGAAAATGGCAAAAAGAGAAGAAGGGAAAAAAGTTTTTGCGGAAATCAGTCAAGAAGAATATGCCGCTATGGTAGAAATAAGAAATAACACGCGCTATTCTATCGCCGATCAGATCCGCGCCGGGATAAGAAATATTTTAAAAAATCAAGATAATTTAAAATCGTAAAAAGGGGGAAAATTAAAATGAAGAAAAATTGCTCTAACCGTAAAAAGAAAGTTTTTGAAGGAAAGGTAATAAATGCGCTGACGACTGCCGCAAGGGATCAAGCCAAAATAACCTGTAAGATTTTAGAATACCAAGAAATGAAAGGAATAGAAGCAGAAATCGCCGGGGAATTAACAAATAAATACGCCTATGAGTTTAAGCAAACGATCAGCGGCGAAGTTCAGATCGTCCGGGGAATTAGAGCCGTCGGCGCGCGTGAAGCGATCAGATTTACGCAAGCGAAAGCATTTAATTTTATACCGAAGTTTAAATACGAAAGGGAAGATTTAGGCGACGGCTGGTTTAGGGAAATAGTTTTTTGCGAAAATCCAAAGACAAAAGAAATAACCCGGTCGACTTGTCAATGGAAGCGCGGCGATCGCTTCGGGGATCGGACGGCTTCAACGAACGCAGAACGCAACGCGTTATTGAAACAATTGCCGGCGGAAATGAAATTGCTATTTATAAACTATTGCGTAAAACGCGGTTTCATAGCAAAGGTAAATGTCGATCCGGCGCTCGAAGAAAATCAGAAAGCAGTAAAGGCGCTGGCTGACGGAAACCAAGCCGCAGAACAGGACGGTAAAGAGAAAACGGCTGCGCTGTCCCGGATCTATGCGATAATCGGCGGAATGGCTGTCGATAAAGATAAAGTCCGGGCGTGGCTGCATAAGTCGTATAAAGTCGCGTCGCTTAAAGATCTTAGCGTAGAAGTTTTAAAAAAGATCGGGCGCGGGCTTGCCGATATATACGGAAACCAGCCGGGAAAAACTTCAAAAGTCAATTCAAATATCCTAACGCTTGAACAATTCGTAGAAAATATGAATTGCATTAAATTAAATGACAAGGGGGAAATAATAAAATGACGGACAAAACCGGATTAGCAAAGGATCATATTTCGTTTAGTCAGATAAAAGATTTTATTAACTGTCCGCGTTATTATTATATTAAATATCACGAAGGTAAGCGCAGCGCTGAAAGTTTTGCGCTTCAATTCGGATCTATGCAACACGCGGTAGTCAGTCGGATAAATGAAATGATTATGAAGTCAAAAGACGATATTTCTTTTGACGACGTCGCCGGGATCTATGACGACGAAGTAAAAAATTATCATTTTGATCCGGCGGCTTATACGAACGGAAAGGAAAATATGCGCGCTTATACTTTAAAGACGGTCGCAGAAAAAGCGATTATCTTAAAAGCGGAATATCCTTTTAAATACAAATTAAAAGGCGGCGCAGTAATCGAAGGAAGGATCGATCGCGTCGACTGTCCGGGCGCGGATCAGATAGAAGTAATAGATTTTAAAAGCGGCGCGCTTATTCCGTCTAACGAAGAATTACAGCGCGACTTGCAGTTAGGAATATACGCTTTTATTATTATGCAAGAATTCCCGGACGCAAAAGAAATATATGTTTCGCGGCAGTCGCTTGACTGCGAAATAACTGATACCGGGGAAACGAAAGGCGGCTATAAAAAGAAAGTCAAAAAAGATATTGTCCAATTAAATGACGTCGGCGACTATCTTGAAATGATATGGGAAAAAATGGCTGCCGAAGTCGACTTTTCGCCTAACCCGGATATTGCCGCTTACTGTCAATATTGTCCCGAGAAATGTAAGCAATATTTTGCGCTGCTTCAAGAAAGGACAGGCGAAGCGCGGCTGGACGATATAAACGACATAGGTAAGCAATTCGTCCAAGTTAAAAATCAGATCAGCGCTATAACAGCAAAAGAAAAAGTTTTAAAAGAAATGTTAAAAGCGCATTTCGACACTAATTTAAAAAAGGATCTTATTGTCGGCGATAAGATTATTTATGTCGAAAACTGTCATAAGAACGAAGAAACGAAGCCGCGCGCTGCGTATGATTATACAAAGATCGGAGTTTCTAATCATTTCACGACAGCCGGCGCATTAGATAAAATAAAGACAGCAGCAAAAAAGGCAAAAAAGTCCGGGATCTTAAAAAATTAAAAGGGGGAAAAAATGGAAGATCAAGATTTTATAGAAAGCCGCCTTTTAATAATAACGAAACGGACGTTTGACGTTCTGTCAAAATACGATAACGCGATAGATCTTATCGCGTTATATCTTTTTTATTATTATACGGCGAAATGGCAAGGCACAAGTCAGATAAAAGCGACAACCGGCTATGCAATGAAAGGTTTAAATATAACAGAACGCCGGATACAAGCCGCTAAAAAAGTTTTAATCGATCTTAAATTGATCGAAGATATTAAGAGAAAGGACGTAATAACCGGGCTGGTCGTCGGCTGGTATATAAAGGTTAAATATCTATGGGACGACGAGAAAATCCACTCCGGCGAAAATGCGGAAGTGGACACAAAAACCACTCCGGCGAATATCCAGCCGCTGGAAAAATGCAGGGAAAATGCTTTATTAGATATTAACTTAAATGCTTTAGAAGATATAATTAAGCCGGAGTTTCTTTTAATCGCTAATCTTTTAAGGGACGAAATACTTAAAAACGATCCCGGCGCTAAGATAAGCGATCAGCAAGTAAAGAAATGGACAAAGGACGTTCGGCTTATGGTAGAACGCGATAAAAGGACGCTGGCGCAGATCCGGGACGTCCTGTTATGGTCGCAGTCGCATAGTTTTTGGCGGCAAAACATTTTATCAATGGGAACGCTGCGAGATAAATTCACGCGTTTAGTTGTCCAAATGAAGCCGGCAGATAAAGCCGGATCAGTTTTAAAACGCGAAAGGAGTTTAAATTATGACGTCCGAAAAAAACCAGCAAACATATAACTGTAATTTATGCAGCGATACCGGATATATATTGACAAAGACGGCAGCCGGAAATGACGCATTAGCGCCTTGTCGTTGCACAATGCGCGCGACGAAGCGCCGGTTATTCGGCGATCTTTTTGAAAGTAAGACGCTGGATAATTACGAAGGCAGAAATGCGTCAATGCGTGAAGCCGTCAGATATTTAAAGAAAACGCCAGCCGGATCATTTTTTATTTACGGCGACGTCGGATTAGGCAAGACGCATTTATTAGCGGCGATCTTTGAAGAAAATTACACAAGCGGTCGCTGGCTATCGTCGACGATATTGACAGAAACGCAGTTAGTCGATAGCATAAAAAGCGGCGCGATCCGGGAAAAACTGAACGAAGCGGCGACGTTTTACATCGACGACATAGGCAAAATAAAGATCGCTAATTGGGATATTGAAGCGCTGTTTAATTTTTATAATGACGTTTACCGGTATAATATCGGGCTGGTAATATCGTCAAATTATTCTTTAAATGATCTTGCCGAGATATACGGCGGCGCGATCACGCGGCGCATAGAAGAACGCTGCGAAATATTAAAGATCGAAAGGGGGAATAATGAAGCGTCCATTGTATAAACAAATATATTTTTTAAAGCACAGTCTAAATTGCGTCGGCTTTACGGTCGGCGTTGAACGCTTTGGAATATCTTTTAGTTATGAATTTTCGCCGTTTTATTCAATCGGAAGGCGCGACCGAAATTATCATAATAGATATTTTACAATTTATGTTTGGAAGTTTAATTTTCTTGTTCGCTGGAATTTGAAACAACCGATTGATTATACTTATATCAACGGAAATTATTATCAATATGAAATTGACAAAGTCGAACACACGGTCAAACTTGTCCCGGCAATACCGGGAAAGGAACAGTTATATTATGATTAAAAAACTTTTATTAGCAGCAATAGCGGCTGCGATCCTGTTCGGCTGCGCATATCCGGCTTATTTAAAGTCAGATCCGCCAAGAATGGATCAGTATATAAAACATTGTCATAAAGGGGGAAAATATGAACGCTACAATCTTGAAAATAGATAAAAGGAAAGCAAGGGACGGCGGCAATTTTTGGTATATATTCTTTAAAAGTTTTGAAGGAAGATCATATCGCACTTGCGTTTATGAAAAATATCGCAATTTCTCTAATTGGTATGATATAATAAAGGGCAATAAAATCGGCTTAATGCTTACCGGGCTGATCGCCGGCGATAAGATCGTAGACGCTGACAGCGATTTTAAGATCCTAAAAGCAGCGCCGCAGATCCCGGACGCGTCAAAGGTCGCAGCGATCCCGGATAATGCGCCAAAAGTAAACGTCATAACTAATTTTTGTGATTTATGCGGAAACCAGATAGCAAAAGGCGAAATAACCTGTAATATGAAAGTAAATATCGGCGCAGAAATAGAAGAAAATTGCAGCGGCGAAATTGATAAGTCGGCTGACGAATACATAAACCTAATAATCCATATCGCTTGCCGGGACGAAATCTTTAATAAGATCGGCGCGGCTAATTCTTTTGAACGTAAAAAGATCGACGATAATTTAATACTGATCGCAAAGACAAAGGCGGCGAAATGATCCCTAAAAAACTTTATCATAAAAGCGTTAGAGATTTTGAAACGAAAATCTATGATATAAATAAAACAGTATGGCACGCCGATAAACTTTGTGAATTACATCACGGCGCAAGCGGTAAGCGGCGCGGTGTCCGGTTATGTTGTCCGGCGCTATGGACGCAAGAGAACGCTAATCACGAAAGCAATTATATACGGACGGCGTCGATCGTCGTAATGCTGCGTCCGGTATTAAAAGCGGTATTAGAAAACTATGTAAAAGGGCTTGGCTGTAAAAAAGAAATATACAAAACTTGTAAAAAATGCGCTATGCCTATTTTAGAAAGAGATATTAAAAATAAAAAAGAAATAACCGTTATAGATAAATTAGAAATTAAAAATATTAGTATGACGAAAAACGGCTTTGAAGTTGAAGGAAATATAATAAAAAGTCATAAAGTAAAGGGGGAATAATGTTTAATAAAAAGAAATGGCTAATTTTAAATACCGGTAAAAAAATAACGTATATAAATACTGATAAAATAGTTGACATTATTTTTGATTATGAAAAAAAGGAAACTATATTTTATTATATTACAGGAAATATAACAATAACTTCAAAAGAAAAAGAAGATATTGACATAATAAAAAATGGCGTAAATAAATATTTTAAAATTAAAGAAGAGGGGGAATAATGAATATAGCGGATATATGCAATTTTTTAAGTTTTTGTTTGGTTGTATTTTGGGGAATATGGATATTAATTAAAAAAATAAAGGGGGAATAATGGAAGATAAAATAGTCGAAAAAATAGCGGAAAGAAGTTATGAAAAAGGATATAAAGACGCATTTAATAAAGTTATCGCTATCATTAAAAGTAAAATGAAGGAAGTTGAAGGATTAAGTCCTATTTGTGATTTATCATTAAAAGAAATACTGTCAGAGTTGTCTATACAAGACTTAAAAGGGGAGATAGAGAGATGAACTATCCCGATGACTACATAAATAAAATTATATGCGGCGATTGTCTTGAAGTAATGAAGGGAATACCGGAAAATTCTATTGATATGATTTTAACAAGTCCGCCGTATGATAATTTAAGGGACTATAAAGGATATAGTTTTGACTTTGAAAATACAGCAAAAGAAATATTTCGAATAATTAAAAACGGTTGCGTTGTTGTTTGGGTTGTCGGGGACGCAACAATTGACGGAAGCGAAACCGGAACAAGTTTCAAGCAAGCATTATATTTTAAAGAAATAGGATTTAATTTGCACGATACTATGATATATCAAAAAAATAGTTTTCCCTTTCCGCCGTCAAATAGGTATTTTAATGTATTTGAATATATGTTTATATTTAGCAAGGGAACACCAAACACAACTAATTTGATAAAAGTAAAAACTATTGGGAAAAAACATAAATCATCAACACAAAGAAATGCAGATGGTTCTTGTTCTGATATGAAATATGAGATGGGAAAAGACGAAAGGGTTAAAGATAATGTTTGGATTTATGATGTCGGTTATGGAAAATCATCATCAGATAAATCAGTATTTCAGCACCCCGCAACATTTCCGGAAAAACTTGCAAAGGAACATATTTTATCGTGGAGTAATGAAAGCAATATAATCCTTGACCCATTTTCCGGAAGCGGAACAACCGCGCTTGCTTGTAAGAATTTAGGAAGAAAATTTATCGGTATTGAAATAAGTCCGAAATACTGTAAAATTGCGGAAGAAAGATTGCGACAAGAAGTATTATTTTAAGGGGGAAAAAATGGAACGGAAAGGCGCTTGCAAGCGTTGCGGAAAATGTTGTCAAACATATTATACTTACGGATCTATGAAACCGATTGAGAAAATAATAGTCAGAATAAAAGTCTTTTTAAAAGGGGGAAGAATAGATCTAAAAGATAAATGCAGATATTTATATTTTAAGAAAGGCAAAGCGATATGTAAAAATTACGCAAGCCGTCCGGGCTTCTGTAAAGACTTTCCGGACGTCCCGACAAATATTGACGGCTGCGGATATTATTTTACAAAGGGGGAATAATGGAAGAAAAAAAAGTTTGGATACAACCAAAATGTAAGGGCTGCGGCAAGGAAATAAACTTTGTCATAGCAAGGAATAAAGCCGGGATCTTAAAGGCACACCCAATAAACCCGGACGCCGCGTTTCTTTTAGTTTCAACCGGGACAAAGGACGAAAAGGGAAAATGGATCTATGAAGCGCGCAAAGGTTATATGTCGCATTTCTCGACTTGTCCGGCGGCTGACACTTTCAGAAACCGGGACAATAAGCCGGCGGATCAGTCAGCCGGGACAAAATACAAAACGGACGAAGAGTTTACTAATTCGCTTGACAGCGATAAGCCGCCGTTTTAAAAGGGGGAAAAATGGACGTAGAAAAAGAATGCGAAACGTGTTTATATTTTGGAATATTTACGGACGGCGTTTGCGGTTTCACGGACGAAACCGGGGAAATATGCGAAGATAAAAGTGGTTATGAAAAAAATAAAAAGGGGGAATAATGAAAATAATTGAGAAGTCAAAGATCATAGACATAGATAAGATCGATAATTGGAAAGATAACGCGCGCGATATAAAGCCGGAAGATCTTGAACGGCTTAAAAGTCAGATAAAAGAATTAGGCGTATATAAGCCGCTTCTTTGTGAGATCGCCGGCGATCGTTATATTACGCTTGGCGGAAATATGCGGCTGCGCGCGCTGCGCGAATTGAAAATAAAGCAAGTATGGATCACCGTAATAGAAGTAAAAGACGAAGCAGAACGCGTTAAAATTAGTTTATCGGATAATGACAGGGCTGGTTTCTATGTCGAAGATCTTTTAGCCGATCAGTTAAAAGGGCTGGACATTAACTTAGACGATTTTAAGGTCGATCTTAAAACGCCGGACACGTCTTTGGCGACGCTGCTTAATAGGATCAATAGCAAAGATCAGATCCCGGACGTCGATATACAAGGCGAAGTCGAAAACAAAGGGGAATATTTAATACTGCAATTTGATGACGCGGAAACTGTCAATGCTTTCCGGGATAAGATCGGATTAAAAGCGACGCAGAAAGTAATTCAATTTTCAATAATAAATAATAAATATAAAATTATATGAATAAAATAAGCGTCCCGGTATTTATCGGCAGCAAAAGCCGCTTGTTATTCCCTATGGCTAAATTATATTATCCAATCCATTTATTTATTGAGCCGCAAGAAAAAGAAGATTATACCGCGCTTTATAGTCATTGGCATAAAATAATAGTTATGCCTAAAAATGACTGCGGCTTTCCGTATTTATTAAATCAAATGTTAAAGCACGCAGCAGAAAACAGAATAGAATATTTTATGTTTTCTGACGACGATATTAGGGGAATAGTCGATCGCAGAAATCAGCCGACGGATCTTGATAAAGTATTTAGGGAAATGATAAATATAATGCAAGCAAAGAAATACAGTCAATTTATGTTATCTTTTATCGGTCATAATTGGTTTACGAAAGAAGATATAAAAGAAAAAATCGGCGCTTGGGGAATAATGATAAACAGAACGGCTGATCTTGTCGCAGTCGGCGGCTATGACGATAAGATAAAAATATTTAATGATTATGATATGTCGGCTAAACTGATCCGGGACGGCTACAAAACGGCTTGCTATTATAAATATATGTTTAAACATAAAATGAAAGGAATGGACGGCGGCGCTGCCGGGATCTATAAGCAGCCGGAAATAATGACAAATGCGATCGCTTATTTAAAAAACAAATACGGAAGCGACTGCGTCCGGGAAGTAGAAAAACACGGTCAAAAAGAAATACGATTTAATTGGGGGAAACTATGAAAAACAATTACGGATCGCCGCGCTGGTCGCAAGAATTATTAGATTGTTCAATGCCTATGACGTTTGACACTTATAATAAATGCAGTTATAATTGCTTATATTGTTTTTCTTATTTTCAAAAGTCTAAGTCAGCGCATAAAAATAATGTTTACGAGAAAGTCGATTATCAGAACGTAAAAGAATTGACGTCCGTAAACGTCGAGAAAGTAAAAAATATATTTCTTTTAAAATCAAAATCAGAAGGCGATCGTCAATTCTTTGATTATGTCCGGGATAAAAAGGTAATGCAATACGGCGGCTTAGCGGATCAGTTTGACGAATACGAAAGAAAGCACGGAACGACGTATGAAATATTAAAGTTTTTAAAATCAATAAATTATCCGATATGTTTTAGCACAAAGTCGACTTGGTTTATGGAAGATCCGCGCTATATAGAATTATTTAAAGATCAAGATAATTGGAATTGCAAGTTTACGATCATAAACTTAAACGAAAAAACAGCAAAGGAAATGGAAAAAGGCGTCGACAGTCCGGCGCGCCGGATCGCTGCTATAAGAAAATATACGTCATTAAACAAAGGCGGCGCGACGCTGCGGCTGCGTCCCTTTATAATCGGTTTAAGCGATCGTAAGGACGAATATTTAGATCTAATAAAACAGGCAAAGGACGCCGGCGCAACGGCAGTTTCAACGGAATTCTTTTGTATGGACGGACGCGCTGACGATCGACTGAAAGACAGATATAAACAAATGTCGGAAATAATCGGTTATGATATATGGGATTATTACCGTAAGAATTCGTCCGGCGCTGGATATTACCGATTAAACTATTTTGTTAAAAAACCTTTTATGGAAAAAATGTCGGCGCTATGCGATAAGATCGGATTAAGATTTTATGTAAGCGACGCAAACCATAAAGAAAAATGTCATAACGGATCTTGTTGCGGATTGCCGGAAAGTTGGAATTATTGCCGCGGTCAATTTACAGAAGCGCTTATGATCGCAAAAAAAACCGGGCGCGTCGAGTTTTCGCAGATCAGTAAATATTTAGATATGTTTAAAAAGATCCCTTGGACACGAACAACCGGGTATAATGTGTTAAATAGCGAAAGCCGGGCGCTGCGTCAAAATCAAAGTTTATACGATTTTATCCGGGAAATATGGAATACTCCGAACGCGCATAGATCACCATATAAATATTTTGGCGGAATACTGATCCCTAAAAAACTTGACGCAAACGGCGACGTCATTTATTACTACAAGGATTATAAAAAATGAAAAAACATTTCGGCAGCGTTTTAAAGATCCCGGCAGGCGCAGAAAAAAGCCGCTGTAAATATCCGGTAAGGATCGATACTTACGGTTGCGGTTGCTTTCATAACTGCGCTTACTGTTATTCAAAACATTTATTATCATTTCGTAAACTATGGGACGCCGAAACGCCAAAGATCGCTGCTATAAGCGACGTCGCGCGTCAAATACGGAAAGCGCGTATGCAAGGCGCGCAGATCGTCCGGCTTGGCGGAATGACTGACTGCTTTCAGCCGATCGAGAAAATGTAAATGCTAACCCGGACGACTGCTGCAATTTAAAAAAGGGGGAAAATTGATAAAAGAAATAGAGTTTAACGGCAGAACGTATGCAATAGACAAAAACCCGGAAAAACTATTGACTTACGCAAGAGAAAAGAAAATTGAAGACAAGAGCATAAAGTTTAAAAAAGAAACCGGAAATTATTATTTATGTTTACCAAAAACAAAGGGGGAAAAATGAAAAAAGAAACTTATGCAAGGATCGTCCATATCATTACGAATATATGCTTGGCGGCTTTATTTTTGCTGTCTTTTATGATATTCGGGCTGATATGTAAAGTCATTTATATATTATTTCTTATCGGCTGGAATTATTTATAATTGACAAAATACGGAAGTTATGCTATAATCCCGGATCATAGGGGGAAAAGAAAATGAAAATACTGATCGGGATAAGTTTTATAATCTTTTTAGCGGTATTCTTTATCGCTTACTTAAAGGTAATAAAATACCTTAAAGCAGAAAATGAGATCACTAAAAAAATAAACGAAGAAGCGAAAAAAGAAATACAAAAGATCATAGCACGCCGGGACACAGAAATAAGCCGCGAGTTAAAGACGCATAAGAAGAATATTAAATCTTATGTAAAATCGAAAACAAAAAAAGCAGTAAAAGCGTTAAGATCCGGGGAATTAGACTGAAACGCCAAAAGGG